TTATATCGACTACCTTGCTGTTTTTCTTGTCAATCACGTCTGGAGTGCCTATCAAATACTCGTTCTCGATCGTCTCTTGATTCTTGAAGTAGACTTCTCCGGTAACGCTTTGCAACAAATCCAGACTATCTGTTTCGACCGCTGTACCCTTTTTCATCGCTGCACTGCTGATGGTCTTTCTGCGACCAAACACCTCTTCGATGTATATCTCGTGCAAACAACCTTTTGCAGTTTCTGAGAGTGGCTCGCTTTTTGTTCTCGAGTTCGTCATCAGTAGCTTGAGACTACTAGGGTGAAACTTCTGTTTTGAGAAATCGACTGTGTTCATTTTGACTCCTTGTGTTGCTGTACAAGTAAGTCTCGTTTGGCTTGTACATAGATAATAGTGATGTCTAAGAACAGCATCTCATTGGATGTATCCAAACCCTGTTGAACCATCAACTCTTTTACGCGTTCTAGAATTTTTAGCATTGTCATATTTTCTTTCTGCCGCTTAGGCTCGTTAGTCCTTAAATTTTGTAACAATGTGTAAACACAACATGGCCGTCAACATAATAACGGTTAGTCCCACAAAGGCACTTCCCATCATTACTACAAAGTTCGCCACGAGTAGTACAAACGATAATGCTATTTCCATTCTGATCCTTTCATCTTTATTGGTATGACTGTAGTATACCCGTTCTACAACGGTTGTACAGTACTACTTCATATTTGCTAATACATCAAACTTTGCGCCGAACGCTTTGTAGGCTTCATCTGTGGTAGAGAGTGCTTCAACTGCGTTTCTGCAGAGTTCTAAATCTTCCAGTTTTGTACTATTCGCAATGTGTTTGAGAATACGCGCCTGTTCTTTTTCCTCTGCAACCTCTTCTGGACGAATTGCCTCGTTGTCTAGGTATTTGTACTTTTCACCTTCAATCACCGCCTGATCAGCTAGAGTTGCGGTTTGCATTTGCGTAGTCATTGGTGCGTACTTTGATAGGAGCATCTTCACTACCGTCTTTTTCGCCATAGAATTGTAGTCATCTTTCCAGAGGCCGTACCCCTTTTTCATTGACGCTGAGAACTTCATCCCATGTTGAGTGAGTTCCTTAGTGGTCATGTAGAGGATTTTTTCAAATCCGTTGGTGAGCTTCATGTAGGCGACATACCCGATAACAGCCAGGTTGTCCCGATCATCAGACCAGACAAACTCTATCTCTCCAGAGAGCCTGTTGTTTGCGCCAATCTCTCCCTCTCGTACATCAGTGACGTTCAGTGTTTGAAACTGCCCAGATCGCATCGCTAATTGAATAAATCCCTTGTATCCCATCTGAAACTGAGCCTGATCTTTATAAGGAATGATGTAAGCAAATCCGAGGTTGGGATTGATGGGCAAATCTAAGCTAGCAGCTACTAGACAGGCTGCAAATAAGCTCTTGCGGTCTACTCGTTGCAACGCCTCGTTAGAGTTTACTAAAGACGCTACAGAGGTAATAAACTGCTGTTTTCTCTCACCTACCACGCTCTCAATGTTTTTTTGAATAACCGGACTGGATAAAAACTCGGCTATTGATTGTTGTTTTGTGGTTATTTCTGTCATATTTTACTTCCTATATATTGGCTCATACTATGAAATCCTAGTTCGTAGATGCAACTGAGTGGATCATCGAGAATCTCCTGAAAGACAGGCAATAGTATCGTTTCGTAGTGAGTTGGATCTGGTGAATTGAAACCGTTATTCTCAGTTGAGAAATACGTAGTGCCTTCTTCATCCCAGTGGTCCATGACCTCGTTTTGTAAATCGGTGAAATCTCTTTGTGCCATGTGCTTAGTATACCCGTTCTGTAACGGTTGTAAATAGGCAACTTACTCAAGGAACTGCAGAATCTCAATATCAATGTACTCAGCGCCTTTTTTTACAATCTCTTTTTGCGCTTCTATCCGGTACACACGCGAGTCGTTAAATACGAGCTTCTTTTGCAGAATGTCTACAAACGCCTTAATACAGTTGTCTAAGTCTGCGTTCTTGCTCGATAGTCCAACCTGCAATATAAACGTCATTTTGTCGTAGAGTACGGGCTTCCATCCGGTAATAGCTTGAAGGATGAGGTATTCGTACACGTCGTACTCAGGTGTTCTAAACCGGCGACCCTGAAAGAGTTTGTTGGTTGAGAGGGGTTTGATGTGTATCTTCATGTTTAGTTAGTAGTTTAACCGGAGCGAGAATACCTAACTTCAAGACTTTAGCTTGTAACTCAATACGATCTCTATGCTCAGGGTGAGCTTTCCACTCTTCTCGTAGTAGTTCAATCTTTTGTTCGATGGTCATAGTGCTTTTGTCTAAGTCTACTCGGGCTTGAAGAACCTACAGCCGTACCTTATATGGAGAAGTAAACCATAGATATAAACGGCTGGTAACATTTTATTATGAAGCGGGTTTCTCAGGCTTCCAGCCTACTTCTGGAGTGTCACCGCAATCAGTGTTAGTAATGTCAAACTCGGTCACTCGGTATTTGTGAGTCCCTTGCGCCCTTGCTGTAGCAATCGGGTTTATTTAATGTGGCTTTCCGTTTACCACCGTGTTGCTACTCTGCCGACATGGTCACGAGTGTAATAAATACACTAAAAACCGGTCACTCGCAGTTAAGCCAATGTCCGGTCTTTAATGTACTGTAAATTTGATGAAGGCATAAAAAAGACCCTTTGGATTGGTGTCGCCATAGCAACAACACCCCAAAAGGTCTATCGCTATGATTTGTTTTAAATCCGTCAGATTGCTCTAACAGTAATAAACATAGCTCATCTAAAAGAACTTAGCAACTAGCACTTTTTGAATCAAACTGTGTAATTCAGGGATCTGGCTAAGATTATCCGAGTCTAATTAAGTTATTTGGTAGGCAGTGGTATTCTAATCAAAGCCTAGTTTTTTCTAAATTGATTTTACAATACTTATATATAGAACACCAGTATCGTTTTTGCAGGATAAAACTATGTAATAACCGTAGCCCTACGGTAGGCCTATGGTAGCCCTAGCCTTTTGTGGTATAGTAAATGTATGTTTAGCGACAGCGAGCATTTAGATAAGGCGTATAATTGGAACGAAGATCAAGATATTCCATTCGTTCGAGCGCAAGATCAATCAATGTCTCTAAGAGATATGTCACTTCAAAAACCAAAACCAAAGAAAATGAGCACCTGTAGAACGTGTAAAAGCAAATTTGTAGGCAGATCATCCAGTCAAAGACGGTGTGTTGCCTGTTTATTTCAAGAAGAATAACCTATGAAACAACATATAGAAAAAGAGCAACTGGGTGAGCTAAGTGATGCACAAAAACAGGTGTTAAAAAACTGGTGGAAACCAAGTGTGGGTGATTGGATTTTTACGACTGCTTGGGCTGACTCAGAAACGAAACATGATGTAGTAATATGTATGTCTTCACCTACAGGGATGATATGGTCTGAATTGTTAAAAGAGGCAATGCCACTTCTATCAATTGGCCAGATGATTGAGTTTTTGAGCGACACTGGGAACAATTTCTGGATTAGCTATGATAGAAATCCAATGCTGTGGTCTTATACGAAGGGAAAAACCCCACATCCAGAAGATCAAAATACAGTCCCAGAACTCTGTGACGCTTTATGGGAAGCAGTAAAAGAAGAATTGGAGAAGGAATGAAAGATTCCGCATTATCGGCTACAGAACCTCAAGTTAAAAAGATTGATGATTATCAGTTCTTCATAGAATGTGTTGAAGATGGTTTGTGGCAAAACTCTACATACTTGGCAGAGCTATGTAGTGTTGATCGTGACACTATTGGCGCATGGAAAAAAACTAAAGAGGCTAAAGAGGCTCGTAAAAAAGCAAGTAAAGAACTTCGTCGAGCATTTAAAGGGCGTGGGGACATGGATAAGCGACTTTTTGAAGCTGGCTTTGATGTCACACCTACTAAAGTCCAAATTACACACGTTATTCCAATTCTGGGAGGAGTATCTAATGTTCCAATTAACGACAGCAACCCAAAAACTACTTAAACTAAACAAAAGAATCCGTGGAGTATCTGGTGGTTCAAGTGCCGGAAAGACTATCTCCATTCTCCAAATATTGATTGATAAATCACAAAGCGACAAGACTCCTAAACTAACTTCAGTCACCAGTGAATCAATGCCTCATCTCAAGCGTGGTGCTATTCGAGACTTTCTCAACATTATGCAAACGCATAACTACTTCAATGAAAACGCTTGGAATAAAACAGATTCTATCTACACCTTTGAGACCGGCTCACGCATGGAGTTCTTTTCTCTTGATATGCCACATAAAGTGCGTGGCCCAAGACGGCAGAGATTATTCATAAACGAAGCGAACAACATTCCTCTTGAGACTTTCGACCAATTAGAAATTCGTACAAATGAAGAGATATGGCTTGACTGGAATCCAGTAGCAGAGTTCTGGTGGTATACAGATGTTGAGCCAAATAGAGATGTAGATTTTATCGTTCTTACCTACTTAGATAATGAGGGACTCGAGCAATCAATTGTCGACTCTATTGAAAGTCGCAGGGGAAATAAAAATTGGTGGAATGTGTATGGTCTTGGTCAACTTGGAGAGTCCGAGGGACGCATATACACCGGCTGGCAGATTATTGACGAGGTCCCACATGAAGCGAGATTGGAGCGGTATGGGCTTGATTATGGGTATTCTAACGATCCTACTGCCTCTGACGGAATCTATAAATACAATGGTGGATTTATCATTGATGAGGTCATTCACCAAAAGGGTCTGGTTAACTCAGAGATAGCAAACATATTTAAGAACTTACCGAGAGCATTAATCATTGCAGATAGTGCTGAACCTAAATCAAACGATGAGATTAAGTCGTATGGAGTTACCGTACTTCCCGCTACTAAGGGCCAAGGATCTGTTTTGCAAGGCATACAGCTAGTACAAAACCAAAGAATATCAGTAACCAAGAGCAGTGTTAACACTATCAAGGAGTATCGTAATTACCTCTGGCAGACTGATAAGAACGGTAAGATCATAAACGAGCCAGTAGATTATATGAATCACCACATGGATGATATTCGCTATGCCATTGCAAGTATGAACCCACAACGAGAAACACTCCTCTCAACGTATAAAAAAGATAAATGGAGGATCGGATGAAACAAACAAAGAAGGACTAACCTATGCCAAACCAGCCTGCCAGAAAAGATGACCCACTTAAGGGTCTAAAAACAGGGAAGTGGTCTAAGTATGGCGGTGCCATCTATGGACTTAAAAAAGAGCGAGTAATAGGCACTTGGTTCTGTCAGACTTGTGGTTGTGAAATGATTGAAGAGATCCAACCATTCTTATCTCAAATCTATCCAGGAGAATTCATACGCCTCTGCCCACCATGCACTCACGTTGCAAAAAAAACAGCTTCGATTGTCGCCACAATTAAGATTGTACGCATAGATCATTGATTACCTCAGACACATTAGTATATATCTGCTAGACATGGCTCAAACATACAAGAAACGCAAAACCCCACAGACTCCTATTCTCCAAGAAGTCCAAACTCACTATACCGACTGGACAGAGGATCGTGACATTAGAATGACTCGAGAGAATGGCTGGAATGATGTTCTTGATGCCTACTTTGGTAGGTTACCTGAGAACTGGCCATACCTTTCTCAAGTTGTCGACCCCGTGCTTCGTACCACAATCGTTGAAAAGAAAGCAAGGCTTACCAACTCGAAGTTGCGTGGACGCTTAGTTCCTCGTGAAGGGGCGGATATTACTGGGGCAAGAATTAACAACGCTTTACTAGACTTCCAGTGGGACAACGCTAAAGATGGCGGATCGATGAACCATAAGTGGGGATTGATGGATCAGGACACACGGCTCTTTGCCTCATGCTTCGGGCTAGTTACTTGGAAATACTGTGAGTACACAGATAAAGATGGCAAAGAAAAGGTTACGTTTAATGGCAATGAGTTCAAACACCTTGATGTTCGCAACGTAGGACTGACTCACGGCGATAACGTCCGTAATGCCAAGTGGGTACAACTAAGTGAGTGGCTTACCCTGGAGGAGCTAGAAACCGAGAATCAAATGCCTGGCGATCCGAAATACCCTGGTCTCTCTGAGCTGAAGGAAACACTCGCAGAGAAATCACAAGATCGCAGAGATGGAAACTACACCTCAAGAATTAAATCACTCAAGGGCTTAACTGATAGACTTGGTGATGATGAGGCTTTTCCGGTGGTTGAGGTTGTAACTGAGTACCGACCTGATCGTTGGATTACTTTCTCACCAAAACACAACATTCTCCTTCGTGACATTCCAAACCCCTACAAGCATGGCAAGATTCCTGTTGTTCAACTTAAGTACTTCACCCTGTCAGATGATGCGTGGGGTGAGTCAGAGGTTGAGTCTGTTTTACCACTCTGGAGGGGCATACAAGCAACCATTAACGGCTTCTTAGACACAATGAACATCCACATGAAGCCACCGCTTAAGATCTTAGAGGGCTTGGTGCGAATGGAAACGATCCAATGGGGACCAGAAGCGCAATGGATTATCAATCAAGAGAACGCAGTTACCGAACACGTAGGATCAGGTGAGCCTCTTAGATACTTCCAGACTACTTATTCGGCACTCAAATCTGCCTTTAACACAGCTATGGGCGATTCTAGTCAGGGTGTTGGCGGGGTTGACCCATTCAATCCAGATAAGACCGCTACAGAAGTGAATAAACAAGAGAGACAACAAAATGTACGTGATCAGGACAACCAGAACGCCCTTTCAGATGCTCTGGTGGACATGATGGACATGTGGCTCTCCAACAATCAACAGTTCCTCTTTGCAAATCCAGGTATGCACGAGTATGTGCTAAAGATTATCGGCGAGAAAGACTTTGCATTTTTCAAGCAGGCAGGTCTTGATGAGATGGTGTTAGATCACGAAGCAACCCAGACAATAGCTGATGCAGTTCTAGCTCAAAATGGCGATGTGAACGACTTACAGATGCAAGAGTTGATGAACGCCGGTTACACACCTAAGTATCCAGTTGTCGAAAACCCAGAAGAGGAAGATTATGAAAAACTGAAGATAAAACCTAAGATGAAGATTGATGAAACCGGGACAGAAGCTGAACTGAGCTTGGTTCCTGAAGATATGAATGGTACATTTAACTATATCCCAGATGTGAAGAGTATGAGTGCCGGAGCTGATGGTGAGATGCAACAAGCTCGAAGAGAAGCAACCGACCTGTTATTCAACAACCAGAATGTGATAACATTACTGCAACAGGAAGGGAAAAAACCAAATGCAACCGAAATCCTCACAGAAATCTTTGAATCAAGTGGCACGAGAGATGCAAGCAGATTCTTCTCAGATATTGCGCCTGGAGGCGTTCAGCAAGGATCTAATCAAGCAGCAGGCACTCAACCGCCTATGGCTCAGCCAGGATCTCCAACAGGTGCTACTCCCCCTTTTGACCCAAGCCAACAAATGGCTGGACCCGCAATCGTTTGAGAATGATGTTGAGTTTCAAAGAGCGTACAACGTGATGTGGGCAAGGGCAAAGGCCTTTGAGGAACTCACCACCTTACTATCAGGCTCTGAGGGTAGGATGAGAGACCTGCAAAGAAGAATAGAACAGGAAAAACTTAAAAATGGTTGACATTAATCTCCCACCACTCCACACAACCCATGAACCATACGCTGATGAGGTCTCACATCGGATTGAGTTGAGCTTCCCCAAGTGTCAGCATGAGTTGTATCTAGTCTCTTCTACAGAGGCTCGGTGTCGAAAGTGTCCAGTTGGCTACCAGGGAGTTGGAATACTCAAACTCGTACAAGCTTCTCAGGCTTAATTTGCCTCTTTCAAACCTCTAATCAGTTTCTTTATAACGAATCTTGTAGTAGTAACCAAAATAAAAGGCTGATAGTAAAAGGAAAATATGGGACTTATACCAAGAACACAAGGAAAATCATGGCTCAACCCAACTAACTACGAGTTTGGTGCTTCTGAAGCTGTAAGTAATCTTTTTGG